ACTTCCTCCTGGTTTTCCACCAGACTGTGTACCAGTTTCATAAGTTGCATTAAATCCATTGACAGGATTATTAACTTCTAATACCATTACATCACCGTTACCACCTACTGTACCACAACCACATTTGGTAGTAGGATCAGAACCTGAAGCACCTGCTAATGTAACCAATATCTGAGTATATTCAAATTGAGTGCTTGCAAGAGCAATACTTCCAGATCCAGTTTGATTGCCACTGCTACTAGGATTATTATTATCAGTAATAAAGGTATGAAGACCATCTGTACCATCATTAGTATACAGAGTACCAATATTATCTCCACCAATTCCTGCTTGGCCAGGACTAGATGGATAAGTTTTCTTATAATAAGTTCCTGCTGTTCCACTTGATCCAGCAACTCCTGTTGCCTGTGAAATTGTAATGACATCACCTGCCTTTGATCCTGTTATACTAACAGTTCCACCTGGTCCACCATCAGTTCTTGCTGTATTCTTTCCACCACCTTGTCCACCACCAGCAGTAACAGTAAGTAATCCACCACCAAACTCAACTTTACTTTGATTTCCATCATTACCAGCAGCATTTCCTGGAGATCCAGATGCACCTCCTCCACAACAAGTAACTAATAGAGTAGTCCAATCATTTGGAAAAGTAATACCTGTACCAGTTTGAGGTGTATTCTTAAGTATTAATCCACCTGGATATTCAACAACAGGTACACCACCAGTTGTGATAGTTCTTCCACCAATAACAGAACTACTACTAAACTTCCTAAACACAGGAACTGGAATACTAGTTACAACTTCATAACTTCCTGCTCCAGCACCACCAGATGCCATATAATATCCATCACCTTGAACTGCTTCTTTAAATAGTGTAAAATTGCCAACACCAGTACTAGTAAAATTAATAGAAGTACCTGCCTGTGCATTACCAAGTGAAGATGCTAACTTAATTGTATCATCATCTACCTTAATAACATAATACTTAGTTGAACTAGTTAATGGTGCAATAGCTGTTCCTGGTGATGTTAATGTATGTACTCCTTGTCCAGTTCCAGTTATATCAACAGCAGTTCCAGCAGTAGCATTAGCAGAAGTTGTTGCAAGTTTAATAGTATTTGCATCTACACTAATAATATAATAAGTATTTTGATCAATAAGTGGTGGAACAACCGTACCTTGTACACTAAAAGTTTGAACTCCTGTTCCACTATCAGTTAAATCAATAACGGAAGTTCCTGATGTTGCATTACCAGGAGTAATATGTAATGTAACTGTATTTGCATCTACTACCCTAACATAATAAGTATATCCAACAATGATTCCACCAATTGCATCACCACCTGTTGAAACATACTTAATTGCAGTACCATTAGACATACCATGAGCAGTAATTGTTATTCTGTCAGTAGTTGTGTTAACAGTACTAGCACTAGATGTTACTGGAAAAGTTAAGGATCCTTTTCCATATTGTGTTGAATCAGTTGTACTCCAAGCATGAGATGCAACAGTAAACGTATCATTAGCAACATTAATTTCTGATATTGCAATATCAACTACTAAATTACCAACAGTATACAATACCGCATCACCTGTAGAAAATCCATGAGAAGTTAAAGTAAGTGTATTCTGAGAAGTATTAACATTAGAAGGACTTCCTACTTTACTAATTGCTGGTTGTGAAGGTGTATTAGTCTTTAACGATCCTGTACCTTCAGCACCTGGAGTCCAATCCATTATATCATATGTTGCCACATCAGATGCATTCTGCAATGGTTTCTTCAACAAAGCATGTTTATGTTCAAATGCAACACCTCCAACAGGAAACCACTGAAATAATCTTGAGTTTTGATTTATATATTCTACAGCATACCTGTCACCAGAATATCCAGCAAGAGACTGTATTGCAGTTCCACCTTCAGTATGATAAACAAAATGATTATGTTGAGGAACACCAGATAATCTTTTATTTCTTATACTAACCTTAACGGTTTGAGTTCCACTAATTGTTACACCAGTAGTATCAGTTATTTTTTCATACTTAGTTGTTACTACACTACCTAAAGAAAAATATCCATTTTGTGATGACTTATCAAATAACCACTTTCCACCCACTTTCTCTGCACCTGCACCCTCAGTTATTAAACCAATAGTAGGAGATCCTGGTCCATATACAGGACCAGTTCCAACAATCTTTTTAGTCTTTAGATCAGGAACCATAAATGTTCCTAAACTCTTTGTTTCTCCTAGTTTAGAGAATACATTATCTTGCTTAACATCATCTAATGTTCCTTCACCATTAAAATTAAACTCCAATGAAAGTCCACTACCAGTACCTGCATTTTGTAGAGTAAATGTAGGATCAGATGAATATCTCTTTCCTAACGCAGTTGTACTTACAGCAGTAATAACACCAGTAGCATCTATAGTAAGATCTGCCTCAATAGTTTCTTTATCAGTCTCATTACCAGTTGGTGCTGTAAATGTAATGGTAACATTACCTGTTGTTGGATAACCAGTACCACCACTCACCAATTTTAATCCTGGTCTTGGTGTTCCACCATATTCACTACCAATTATTGTATATAATGCTGGATAATCTTCTATCTTATACTCCGATCCATCACAATATATGTACCCAGGATACTGATACTCAGGATTAATTCCTGTTTGAGCATTACCAGCAGTTTCTCTAGTTATTTGTCCTGTTGTAAAATTATAACTGGGATTAGTTGGTATAAATGAATTATCATGAACATCTGTAACTGCTTTCATGGTACTAATAATAGTACCAACCTCAGTGGTATCAGATGCCTTATCTGTATAAAAATTCTTTCTAATATTCCTGTAAGTAGGATTTGGTGCTATTGTCATGGATCAAATCTTTATTAGATATTCTAAAACTATGAATGGTGAAGTTACACTATCTACAGATACTGCATTATCAACAGCAAGAGTTAATTTTGTTTCTAAACTATCTGGACTTAATTCCAGAGCATTCGTAACCAATTTAAAACTATGAGTTCCTCTATCCAAATCTACCTTATGATAGTGTGATGTGGGATCAGTTGATTGAACTAAATCTATACTTTCACTCATCTCATTAAACAAATTAGCATATATTCTGCTACTATCTGTATTTAGATTACTATTAAATGGTACAACATCATGACATGATGCATTCTTCCAATCAAGTGGAACACCAGGAGCACCCTGAAAATAAGTCTTAGGAAGAGTAGTGGTATCACTCAACTGCTGAGGCTGTGATGGAATAGAATCAAGATAGCAACCAAATAATAATGTGTTAGTTCCAGATGTACTGTATAAATTAATACCTGGTGCTATTTTATATGGATCTGTGTTTACAGGAAAATTATTCCAATTATCAGTTATTAAACATCTAGTTCTCCACTGATCTAGTAAAGTGTTACCATTATTATAACACTGTCCACCGTATGCTGTAGGGTCTATATTTCCAGCAAATGCACCAAAATAAAACTGCCTATTCTTCGCTATTATATTTGATGCTATTGCTCTACATGCAGGTTGTGAATTTCCTGGATATGTAGGTGGACTACCAGAAGTACCAGTTATAATACTATTATTTACCCAATCATCAATTGGTATTGTACTAGCATTCCAATAGGCAACTAGACCAATTGCTTGAGGATCTTTTACTATTGATGGTGATGTAGGATCTGTTTCAGCACCTGATTTAATTCTTGTCCTTACATGATTACCAAAATGCATATGTCCTGCAATCGCTGTATTATCAACAACATCAGAAATAGTTCTTTTTCCATCAGTTGTACCCCAAGTCCAAGCTGGTCTACCCTTAAGATCAATAACTTGACTAGGAACAGTAAATGTGCCAGAATATGTTACATCAAGAGTTGTTCCTAATGTAGAAGTTGCCTCAATTCCAATACCAGAACGATTAACTTCAACATTTTGAGCATTTTCTACACGAATATTTTTATAGACACCAGCATCAGCACCTGGTGTTGGTAATGGATACTTAGAACACAGATCAGGAACAATAAACTGTTCATCGGTAATAGTTTGTAATGGAGTTGCACCAATATCCTTTCTAATGAATTTATTATTACTACCTGTTCCACATATAGCAGATAATGCAGGATAATCAACTGCATTATAAATTGTACCATCACATCTCAAATATCCAGATGGCAAATCTTTTTTATTTGATGGTGCATTAATATCAGGATTTATCTCAACTGGCCATACTATAATCTGACCTGTAAGATTTCCATATTTAGATCTTTCTTGAGAGTATAATTTTGCCATTAATATGCCTTAATAAGAAATACCACTACCATTGCTGGTTGATTTGTATCCACAATAATATTTAGAGCATCATTAAAGCTATCTGGGTTAACAGAACCAATACTTATATCATTTAATGGATATGTTGCAGGTGCATTTAAAGATCCTCTTCCCATCTGAATATCAAACGAACCATGATCATGTGATGTGAAAGCAGAGCTATTTGGATCATTATCTCCAAAACTACTTAAAGAACTAGCATATGTTCCTTGTCTGAAAGTTATAGTTCCTTGATAAGCAGCAGTGTTAATTGTATTAGCACTTATTTTAAGTTTATAAACCCAGTTGGTATCATCAGTACCAGTTCTTTCTATACTAGTAATATATGTTCCTTTTGCAAAACATTCACCATCTACCATCATCCAAGGATGAATCTTATCATACTGAAACCAATTATCTGGTGCAGTACCATGTGCAGTTCTAATATCTGTTCCTGCTGGTAGACTAAATTCATTTGCACTAACAGGAACACTATCACCACCAGAGAAAGTAACATCAAAATAATTTACAGGATTTTCTGGATGATCTGCCAAATTATTATATGTTCCTTTATCATATCCATAAAAATTTCTTCTATTACCAAAAATCATTGGTCTAGGAAATAATCCTCCCCATGCAGGTACTTGGTGAGCTTTTGATGGAGTAAAGGTAAAATTATTAGTAAAAGAATTGGTAGTGTAAAAATCACAATCAAAAGAAGCTGCTTTAGGACTATTTCTAGTTGCAGTACCGTCATGCCAATCATTTGCAGGAACTTGTGACCAATAATCCTTTCCAGCATCATTAGCAAAATCATGGAATTGACCTGCATCTGGTAAAGTATGCTCATGTTGGTCATCACCATAATAAGCTAACAATGTTCTACCACCACTCCAATCTGGTGATTGTTCAAAACTTGGTTGTATGTCACAAGTATGGTTCTGTGATACAACAGCTCCGCAAGTTGGGTGAGGTGTACTACCAGAAATAGCCATCTGCCTAGAAGTAAAATTCTGAGGTCCAAAGAATTGTGACCTTGCAGATTGATATGTTCCTGGATGACTATGACCAGGAGTATGGTTAATTCCTAATTTTCTACCCAAAGTTGTTATAGTAGCATTAAAATCAGGATCAGTAATATTCATATTAGTGAGTTTACCTGACAATTTTAAATTAGGATCAGACAAAGCAAGATCAATATCTGCATTAGCAGACCAACTAGTTTTAATTACTTGAGTTGTACCAAAACCTACTATATAATCACCAAATTTTGTTCCAACAGCATCTACAACAGTATCAGTAACATTACCTTGTCCATATTGATATTTTGTTTCATTTAAATCTGCTGGTTCAAGGTCACGCATACATCTATTGGTCAACTTAGGAAAGAAAAATTCACCAGAGTAAATGGGAAAAGTACCAGTACCAGTACCACCATAAGTGTTACCAATCTCAGAGAACAACAATGGATACTCAGCAGCATCTGCTGATTGTCCATTACATACTTCCCATCCTTTAGGAATATTTGATGGTAAAAAACCTTTATTACCATCACCAGCCCACGGTATAATTGCACCGATTCGGGCTGTCTTCATCGTTTTTATAGAGTTATAGTATTGTGCCATATCCTTATAATTCTGCTAACCACCAACCACGAAGGTTGTTTGGAATTGATGATGCATTAGGATCTCCTGCTGCATCTGTTGCACCCACGTAAATTAATCCGAATGATGCGTTTCTTGTTTGAACAATCATTTCACCACTATCCCAAGCAGTAGTCAATTGACCAGCACCTGACTGAATCTTAGTACCAGTAGTATCACCTTGAACAGCAGTTGCTACACCACCAACTTTAAGTGCTCTTATAACGATACTTGTGTTGTAAGTAGCAGTACCAGCAACCTCAACAAATCTGATTACATCACCTGTTTCGGCAGTGTCTGGTAGATAAAGAACCATGTTAGTTCCTGAAGGATTATTCAATAGATAATTATTATTTGGTTGTAAAGGAGCACCCTGTGTCTGTCCTATACCAGTTGCTGATTGCTCAACATATGTATATCTACGTCCACCATTCCTAGTGAAGTAACGACTAATACCAAATGCATCAACAGAACCATCCTGATAAATCAAGAAGTCTTTAGGACCAGCAGTTCCACCAGCACCAGCACCACCCAAGTTATCAACATGGAATACTGGTTGTGATGCTGAACCTTTATCTGACTGATCAACCCTACCCTTAACATATAATGGAGTTTGAATTGCAGGAATAGAACCAACTGATAGATCACCAGTACTAGATTCTACTTTAAATTTAGTATCAACTGAACAAATACCATTTGCTTCACAAGATTCTTCAGTGATGAATAAATCACCACGAAGTTTCATCTGACCATTGAAGAAGATACCATTTGTACCTGTCTTAGGATCAAGACTTGCAGGGTCAGCAGGGTGATTATCATCGTTAGAGACGTTAAACAATAATGTCTGCCCATCAGAACCATACATTCTAAAGTTACCACTGTATAGTTCAAAGTCATCATGGATAGTTAATGCACCACCACCAAAGAACTTATTCCTAACAACAGATCCACTAGCAGTTGTGCCTGTTACAACTGACTTAGCATACTTAGTACCATCAGATGCAGGGTTACCATCAATACTATCTGCATAGAACCATTCAATATCAGAACCAGTTGTGATCTTGAAGAAATGATCTGTATCAAGTTTATCTGAAATCAAATCAGAATTCATTAACTTAACTACAATCTTCTTAGGATCAGTATTTGGAGATGGAACCTGAGTTCTATCTATTACCTGAGAAAGTACAGTAGAATTAATATACTTCCTAATCTTTCTAACTTGAACACCTGATGCCCACTGGTTCTTAACAGCAGTTCCTTCAGATCCTCTACCACCACCAGGATATGTAGAATTAGTTCCACAATTCAAATACCACTGTCCACCAGTTTGAGTATTAGCAGATGTTAACTGAATGATTTCCATTTCATTGGAACCATCCTGAACCATAATTAAGTCACCAATACTAAATGCAGCATTATTACCAGCAATAGGAATTGCTGTATCATTATTAGTAAATCCAGCAGTTGTAGTTGTTATAGGTCCATTAGCCTGTAGTGTCCACTTATCATATCTGTATGTCTGGACTACACTAGTTGTTGTATGTGCAACAACATTTGATCCCCAGTAATCAGAAAGTGCAAAGACACTACCCTGAGTGCTACCCATTAATGTATCACCATTACACATGTTGACATCATATACTACACCAAGAGCATTCTTGAGTGTAAAGTGATCATCTATTGTTGGATCAGGACTTGGATATATACCTGCTGTGCCACCACAAGCACCGACCAAATTCAATGTACCATTAACAGTAGTTGTGTTATTATTAATAGTAACATCACCAGTTACAGAATTAACTTCAAATACTGTAATCTCAGTACTCTGACCACAATCCTTCTTAATCTTAAATGACTTAGCTACCTGAGTTATAGAATTTTTAAGTTCAAGAATTTCACCGTCATCAAATATACCATTAGCAGGGTTTGATGTATCTCTACGTGAGATAATTACATAATCACCTGGAGCAGTAGCACTTATATAGGCAGTATTACCAACTGTTTGTCTTTCTGTTTTACCTGTTAAACTACCACCAAATGTTGATAGATAAACATTATCTTCTGTACCTGAATTATCAATTGCTTGAGTAATCCATGTAGAATCATACTGTACGTTACACTTGAAGATAGCAGTCTCATCCCTATGTTCTGTACTTGTTGGAGCGAATGTTCCAAATGGATTTCTCTCAACCTCAATCCAGTGATCTGATGCATCGTTAATCTTAACAAGACGAGTAACCTTAACAAATTCAACATGTTCTGTTCCTGACTCAACAGTATCAATAAGAAGAATATCATTCTCATTATAATACTGAGCACCATTAGCATCAAAAGGTCTTCTCTTAATTGGTAAGTAGTACTTATTAGTACCTGCCAAGTCTGGGAAGTTAGCAACAGGCATTCCAGGAGGAGTAGCCTGATAGTTTATATAACCTGTTGAGCTAGCATTACCACCCCAGTCACCAAGAGCACCAGTATCAATCTTATTCCACTCACCTGTTGTTACTGCTGTTTCAGCAAATGCAGCGACAGTAATCAAATCAACATTCTTATTGAATAGGTTGTTACCTAAAATACCACTTGCGTGTGATTCAATTGTAGTACCTGCTTGTGCTCTCAATCCAACGAATGAGTATGAAGCATAACCACCACAAAGAGTCATATCAGAATTGAATCTTGAAGTACCATTAACTACAAGATTATTCTGAATTGTAGTACTACCACCCTGACCAGCAATCTTAAGTTCAGATGCATTAGTAGCAAAGTTAAGTATGCTTGTAGCACTATTACCAGATAAGAAATCAAAAGTTCCTGAAGGAGACTCAAACTTAGTAGTATCAGATAATCCTCTTCTTGTACCAATGATTGTATCACCAGAAACCTTAAGTGCCTTAGCATCAACCTGAACAAAAGAATCAGATTCATTACTTGCAAATGCACCACCAAGAGTTATCTTAGACTTATTACTATTAGGTCCATCAACACTATCACCTATAGTGATTTCACTATCAATACTGGTATTACCAATCTTGATATTCTGTGATGCAGTTGTTACATTACCAATCTCAATATTTCTTGTTGATCCAGCAACTAATAAACCTTGAGTTGGTCTTGTACCAGATGTTAATCCAACAAATCCAGTTTGATTAAACAGTGTTACTGTTCCATCTTCAATAGTAGTTGTAATGTCAGCATTATTAGCACTACCAGGACCACCACCATTAACTGCTATATCATTTTGGAATGTAGCAGTATCAGTGAACTCAGAAGTTCCCTTGGTTGTAAATGCACTCTGCATTTCATCCTTGGTTGTATTAATACCAACCCTACCATTATTTGTAGTAGAAACTCTGAATGTTGCAGCACCATTTTGAGTAGTAGTATTAGTACTATCACCACCAACCATGAATGCATGGTCTTGAGCAGTTAGAGTTCTTGCTGCTAATGTTGCATGAGCAGCAAAGTTTTCAATTGTCTTACCACTAATCCATGCAGTACCAACAACATCTAAGTTAGCACGAGGATCAGTTGCAGCAGATACAAATGCATTTGCATAATCATCATGTGCAGCACGAGCAACAGTGTTAATACCAATCTTATATTCACCGATAGTCTGTGTATCTGTTCTTATTGTCTGAGCACCAAGTACACCGACTTCCTTCCAAGAAGCATCAGCAAGTTTTACTACAGCATTTGGTGTATTAGAACTATTAAATACCAACTCACCAGCTGAGATACTATCAGCAGCACCAATACTAAATGTACATGAATTACCACCAGAAGTAAATCCAGTGTTAATCAACCATGTTCCATTAAGTTTGTTCTCACTAAATCCTGATAACTTAATTTCTTGTCCAGCAACTATACCAACTGTTGTATTGGTAATATTAGATTTCCAAACAATAGTTATGGTTCTGGTTCCAGCAAATGTAAACCTCAGAATCTGACCTGTAATTGCTGTGAAAGCATTAGAATAAATCCAACCAAGTGAACCACTTCCTCCTACAGATTCTCCCTTAAGAAGAATATCTCCAGTAAGAGGAGCTCCAGCACCACCATAAGAAACAACCTGTGAGGCATCATAGGTACTACCCTGATCAGGAGTAATATTAGATGCTATATTTGAAACAGAATGTGTTTGGATCTTATACCCTTGACTAGAACCATCTGAACCACGTTGGTTAAACTGGAATACACCAGCAGTTACTCTGTTACCAGCAATAATAATATCACCAAGAGTCTGACGATTTTTCGTCATTCCTGTCCTATCAAGAGATCCATCATCCTTAGTATTATCTGTATTAGAGATAACCTTCAATGCAGATAAAACACCAACAGTAGGTTCACCAATAGTTTGATCCCTAACTTGGGAACCAACATTAATAGTTACAGGTGAATTAAATGTACTTGTCTTATCATTATTTTCTCCACCATTAACTGTAATATACTCATTAAATGTAACAGGAGTATCAAACGTAGTAACTAGATTTCCTACTTCATCGTCATCATCAGCAGATGAATCAAGTTTTGCAGACTCTAGGAATACTTCCTCACCAGTGATAGCATCAATCTTACGGTTACCAATGTATAGGTCACCATTAGAGTTAAGACCAGTGTAGAATACTAAACCACCATCTTGCTTCTTAGACTGTGAATAGAAATCTTGAGTTGCACTCAATAGAACTTCTTGCTTTGCAGGGAAACCAGTTGAGTAGTTACCTGGACCAAAACCAAGATATTCAAATGTGTGGTTACCTGCTCTTGCGATAGATGGTCTTCGTAACTCAACGTACATACGCTGATCTACAACAACTGTATTGTCACCAGCAATAGGTATCTTACGATCCTCAGAACCAGCAGAAGCATTACCTTCTTGTGCCTTAAGAACATTATTACCTGTGTAATTATTATTCTTAAGTGCTTCGGTAGCAAGGAAATCTGTTACAGATTCCTTAGTAGTTGAACCCTTAAAGTCGTTAACAGATACTAAACCATGAACATAGTTATCAGCAGCAGAGTATGTTTGACCAGGATCATTTGCATTAGGATCAATCTGTTTGAACCATACAGGATCATTCTTATAATCTAATGGATATAACTTACTAATTGGTTGAGAGAACTTGAAGTCATGGAAGTTCTTCTGGTTACCAGCACCTGTTGGATATGGTGAAATGTTACCACGAATAGCAGTTAGATAGAAGATACCATCCTGCTGATCAAAGATACGTCTTTGTATCTCCTGAACATCATAAACATAGAAGTTATCATCAATTTCACCAACATCTTCTACAGATTCAACATAGAAATCTATATTGGCAGCATCAGTAATAATATCACCAGGTGTGATAGTGAAAACCTTAGCACCATTCTGTCTGTAATAGTATTCTGGTTTTCCTTCTTTAATAAGATCCTTAAGTACAAGAGACTTACCACCATCAGGATAATCTAGAAGATCTGCAAATACAGAACCCTGGGTAAATCTAATATTATCAGTAGAAGAATACTTAATATCACCACTAACACCTTTAAGAATTAAGTGCCATGTAGCAGTACCAGGAACATTCAATGCAGCATGAAGATAACCAGAACCAGATGAATTACCAGTCCATGTTACAGCATTAGCAGTAGCAGATGCTGTCTTATCAACAGTGAAACTACCACCTTGAGGTGCAGTTACCTTAACTGTGGTAAATGTCTCATTCTTAAGTCCAGTATTTGTAATACCATGATCAAATACAGTTAGTTCTAAGTACTCATTACTATTCTCTGTGTAATATCTACCAGACTGAACAGACATTGAAACATAGTTTGATGTCTCAATAGTTCTTAGATAGTTCTTAGTTCCCTTAGTATCTTTTTTATATGGATCATAGAATATATCTTCACCAGCAGCATTTGTTTGTTCAATAGCAGCAGTTTTAAAATCATTAGCAGTGTATCCAATGATCTCGTTAGCGTTGCCACTATCAGTTGTGTTATAGAAACTCGCCTTAGTTACATTACCTGTAACTGGCTTCAACTTCAGTTTCTGCGGAAGAAGTTTTCTTGTATCATCCTTTCTTGCCTTGATACTAAATCCATTTAAAGGATCACGAACAGACTTAAGATACTTAGGAATAACATAACGTAAACGATAGATACGATCATTTGCTACCCTCTTAGTATCATCAATCCTTTCAAACCAAGAGTCATTTGTCTTATTATTACCAGAATTATTGCCATATACAGGATCATGGAATCTTCCCAAAATACTCTGAGTATTGGATGATTCATTCTTAACTTGTAAATACCACTTACCTTTATCAGGAGTTCCAACATTACCAGCGTATGTTGGATCATACTTCAATGGTGACTCACGCTTATCTGCAAATACAGAGAAGTTATAAGTTCCAGTATTCAAAGGAACAAATATAATTTCATTATTTCCTGATATTGCATCAGCATGTGTCTTGTGTATAGTAATTTTTTTAGCAGA